TATAATGAAGGTACTGATCTTTATGATATTGAATTCTTTCGAATCCGCGGCGCAAAAGTTTTTGTTGATGATATCGTTGAGGGTGTTTTTGTTGAAGACCTCGTTAACGTAATTGATGCTCAGATTAAATAAGGAGATACATAATGTCAGATCAATCTATATCACTTGCCGATGGCGTTAAATGGGCCAACTACATTTTGGAACACAGTGATGGACCAGAAGGTATGGTTCGAACCTGGGGTGACCAAGCCGCAAGAGGAACCGCAACTTGGGCTATGCTCAACAATCTAAAACAGCGTTATGAAGAAATGACTGGCAAAACATCATGAACATCAAACACTCACCAAAATTCGACATTCACGCAATTGAACAATTTTATACTGAAAAAGATGGTGTTGAGGTAAAATATGTCTGCACTTCCGCTATCGGATCAGAATCATCTGCGGGAGATATTTTCTACCGAGCAACGCCACATCCTGAGTTTGGCAATCGTTATTTTAGTCTGACGCATAATGGTAAAAATCTTATGGTTGGCAATGCCGATAAGATTGAAGAAGCCGAGTTTGGTATGGTTGAAGGTCCTGCTGGTTGGGAATACTCTCAACACCGTCACGACTACCGACAAGTTGGCAACTGTGCTGTTGATGGTGGCCGTTCATACTTTCGTCGTGTTGGAGACTTGAGTGCTCCAGCAAAATATATGAAAATTGTAGATGGCAAATTTGTGGAGAAATAGAATGATTAATCTAATGCAAGGCGACTGCTTAGAGCGGATGAAAGACATCCCTGAAGGATCGGTTGACATGGTGTTGACTGATCCCCCTTATGGCACGACGTCCTGCAGGTGGGATATTGTTATCCCGTTTGAGCCTATGTGGGAGCAGTTGAAGCGTATCACTAAGCCATCTGGGGCTATTGTGTTGTTTGGTAGTGAACCCTTTAGTAGCACCTTGCGGCTGAGTAATGTAAAGCATTATAAACATGATATTTACTGGAAGAAGGAAAAGGCAACTAACTTCTTTCAATTAAAGAAGAGGGTTGGTAAGGTGACGGAGAATATATGTGTATTCTATGAATCTCAGCCCACATATAACCCACAAATGGTTAAGCACGAAGGGAAGTTAGTAACTAATAAAGCAAGAGGAACACACGACTCGGTTGTTTCGGGTAAGTCAAGTAAGGCAATAACGCCATATAAAGACACAGGTTATAGGTATCCTATTGATATATTAGAGGTAAATAGAGTTCCATTAGGTAAAACTCAACACAACACTCAAAAGCCCGTCCCTCTCATGGAATGGCTTATCAAGACCTACACCAACGAGGGTGAAACGGTGCTGGACTTCACAATGGGCAGCGGCTCAACGGGCGTAGCAGCTAAAAACCTTGGCCGTAGTTTCATCGGCATTGAGATGGATGAGAACTATTTCAATATTGCCAAGGAGCGGATTGATGGGGCAGAAAAACTTCGCCCGCAACCGCGACCGGAGGGAGAGACAGAATGACTGCCTTGATCGGAACAGACGAACTGCTAGACCGCATTAAAATGCTTGAGGCGGAAAACGAAAAACTACGCAAAGCGCTCGATATCTATCAACGTGAACGTGATCGCTATAAACATGCAACCCCAGAAATGAGTGGGTTGTATTTCTTGACTGGTGGCCATGGACCTAAGGATGATAATCAAATGCCCCAGTTTGTGGAAATCTGTCCTGCATATGGAGCGGGTTGGGTAATGATTTATGAAGATACTGGTCGCACTATTAGCTATGAGGGATCGTGATGAGCATGACAAGTAAAGCACAAGCCTATGATGTTCTGGTAAGAGAACTGTTTAGATTGCTTGATATCACAGAACAGACTGATGAAGGCAGATACTTTAGACCTAATGTAATCCATTCTCGTCGTGCAATGGATGCAGAAAAGCTAGAACAGGTTTTGAAAGACCTGAAAAACGTATTGGAGGATTGGGGATAATGTACAAGCCGGATAATTGGGTAATCATCAAACTCAAAGGAGATGACCCGCATTATCGTGTTCTTGCGGGCTGGTCTGGAGGATACACGACTGGCGACTCTTGGCGTATGAACAGTGGTATTACAAAGGTAGAAGAAGATGACAGCGCTTATTATTTCTCTGGTTCTAGTGGCTCTACATATCGTTGTGGTAAAGAGTCTTACACGCTAAGAATGAATAACGCTCATGTATGGGCTGCTCTTGAGCACCGTTATGGCGATAAAGTTGAACTGATGCCAGAAGATACTGATTTTATGAATATGGATTGGATTATTAAACAATAATATGAAAGGTGAATTTAGGGGTTTACATCTCTGTTTGATTGTGGTATAACGTCATGACAACAGCAATACTTAATACCGACGGCGGTGATGATAGTATGCTATTTCATATGCGAGTAGATGGCGTAACATTTACGGTCACATACTGGGACTATGATGAAATTTACACAAATGCCACATACGAAGATGTAGCCTTTGCCTTTGATATGACAATTAAAAGAAATGATATAGAGCTTTCAGCAGAAAGCCTTGATCTTGCTATTAATCTTGTATTAGACTTCCTTACAACTGGAGAATTTTAAATGAAAGCTTATATCGGACCGTATAGACATCGCTGGGTGAGCTACGTCCATGACAAATACATGGATAAAAAATACGGAGTGCAGTGGAAAGAAAGCAGCACTAAGTTTGAGCATCTCCTAGAAAAGCTTGAAGATGGTTTGCAGTGGCTTTATAATATTACTATTAATCAAATCATAGACAGACGTAGTGATCAAAAAATCAAGGTTCGCGTTGACAAGCATGACACTTGGGGAATGGATCACACTCTTTCTCATATCATTCTACCTATGCTTAAACAACTGAATGACACTAAACACGGTGCACCATTCGTAGGTGATGAAGATGTTCCAGAAGAACTTCGTAGCACATCTGCGCTGCCCAAAAAAGATCAATACGACTTGGACGACAATCACTTTAAGCGTTGGGACTGGGTCATGGATGAGATGATCTGGGCCTTTGAGCAGAAGCAAGATGATGATTGGGAAAGCTCTTATTACGAATACGAGGAAGATCCTTCTAGCATGTTTGGTCTAAAACTTGTTTGGTCAGACGATGAAGGTCGCAAAGCACACCAAGCACGTATGACCAACGGTTTCAAACTGTTTGGAAAATATTACGAAAATTTGTGGGATTAACCGCATTTTTTTGTTTACAGTCTCCTTATGATATGATAGAACTTATATAACATAAGGAGATACACTATGATTATTGTTAATGACCTTCAAGATGCCACAATGATGAAGGACAAACTGTCTAGAATTATTCGTAATTCCGTTAACTGCGATAAATCTAGCAAAGACATCCTTGTCGAGCTCATGTTTCTTGTTGAAGATCTTAGCGAAAACATTGATCGCATTGATCGTATGAATTCTAAAATTCTTGTGGAGAGCTCACGTGAAATTTAATGTAAAAGATTTGGATCTAGATCAGCTTGAAAAGGATACCATCCTTGAAGCCCAAGAGATATGGAATCCTGAAGGTGATCGAACATATCAGAATGTATATGATATGGTTTCTATCGGTAAGCCAGCTGAAAACTTTTTGAAAGAAAAGGCAAAGTTTACAAACGATATTCGTAAATGGCACGATCTGGTATCTCCGTGTGGGCATACAGTAGAAGTCAAAGTACGCAATCCAATGAAGATTGCCGCTACTTTGTCTGAGTTGTCTATGCTAAGAGCTGATCCAAGACGTTATCTACAATCCGATTGGGTATTTATTTTTACGATGGAAGGTCGAGAGACATATAATCTTCATGGCACATACAAATGGAATGATGGCATGGGCGAATACATGTCAGAAACATTTGACTGGAAGTCTGAATACGAGGTCTGGTCTTCTTTGAATGCTGACCGTGAATTTTTGATAAACTACTAATACACTGTGTACAATACAATCCACATGATCTATTCTGATCGTATACATAATGGAGATACTTGATATGAAAATCGCAACAACACAATCCGAACGTCTGGCTCTAATCAAAGAGATTGCACAGCGTAAAAAGCTTATGTCAAAAATCAAATCAGAGTCGAATTTGGTTATCGGTAAAGCGAAGGCATCATCTAAACCTGCTCGTACTTTCATGGATGTTCCAGAAGATGCTTCAAAAAACCCAAATTATTATACCGACTCAAGCAAATATGCTGCGCAATACTACGGCGAAACATTCCATGAAACCACAAAGTTTGATAGCCACTTTGCGAATGGTGATTGGGACTAATGCTTGATAAGCAAGTTGCGAATGTCATTAAAGATAATATGAATATGATGGTGCCTTTTTATCTTATGGCTTCATACGCGTATTATGTTGACGATGATCCTATTTTAACCGATGGGTTTTATGACAATCTTGCCAAGATCATTTATAAAGAATGGGATAATATTACGCATCGGCATAGAGATGTGATAGATAAAGATGCGCTGAAAGCAGGAAGCTTTTTGGGAAAATATCCAAGCATCATTGAAGGTGCATTAAAAAGTTTTCGCGATAACACAAAATAAATGTGTACAAATGCTATCAAATATGATAGGTTACTACACACAATATATGATAAAGGACTATAATATGAAGAACTTGAATTCAGCAAAGGAACTAGACGCAATGGCACAGGATACAAATATCCCAGAATCTGTGGAAGAACTGGAATTGCTTGCCTCCAATATTCGTAGCCAAATTCGAATTAAAATGATCGAAGAGCTACAAACCGGAACGCGAGTTGTGACATTCACAAAGGTGAATGGCGAACAACGTGAAATGACATGCACATTGGACCCGAATCTTATTCCAGATCCAATTGAGACCAAAGCCAACAAATCACCTAAGGCTGTAAATGAGGAAGTTCTTCCTGTATGGGATACAACAGCACAAGGCTGGCGCGCCTTTCGCATCGATAATGTGACTTCTTTCACATGAATTGGTTCACATATATCAAGTATATGATCATCTTACGGTGGAATACATTGTTTCGCCGTAAGAGTGAAAAGGGCCATCTATACATTTACGAGCAAAACGTGGACGACGACAAATAGGAAATTAAAATGGATCCATTTACAGTTACACTATTGACTATCGCTGGATGCTCTATTGCATCGTTTATGATTGGTTATAATCTAAACAGAATCCACAAAGATGAAGTCATTAATAATACTATAACCTACCTGTGTGATAATGGGTTTATTAAACATTATGTCACGGAAAACAATGAGATTGAACTTGTTGAGTTGAATAAGGAAATGCCATATGGTAGCCAAGACCCTAAAGAAGAAGATTAAGACTCTTCCGCGTAAAATCAAAACAGGTCTGGCTGCAGCTCCTACAGATGATTTCCGTTGGTTCTATGACTATATCCGTATGGAAGTAGACAAGAAAGATCTTGCTTTAATTATTAAAAGCTATATCAAAAAGCATTTTAAAGGTGCCGAGCAAAAGCTTTTGCTGTCTGCGCCTGAATGGTGTTATACAGCTGAACCCGGAGTTGCAGCATCAATTCATTGGCAAGCGCTGGGACATGAATTTCCAGTTAAATGGGATGGTGTCAAGAAGGTTCAGTCGTATATTGATCGAATCAAATCTAGGGCATTGGATAATGTGAAAGAGGATGATGCTGCTTCTGTGGTAACTCGACGTTCTCCAATGGAATTGGTTAAAGAAAAGAACTCTGAATTTATTTCTGAGATTGAAGTCACGATTGATATGTTCGGCACTGAGGTGTTTAATGATTGGGATAATTATTCCGTCTACAATGAAATGATTAAGGCTAACCTCAGCGCTATCGGTGGTAAAGCTGTAATTGATTTCTATACCCCTTTGAAAGAAGAGCTTGAAGAGCTGGTGGAAAAGAAAACTCCAGATTTGGTTGAAGGCTATTCTCATATGAGTAAACCACAGCAGAAGAAATATCTTAAACTCATCTCGTCTATTATTGATGATGCAAACCGATATTGTGCAAGTAAGAAAGCTACTCGTAAGCCGGCAAAACCTCGTGTCAAATCAGCAGATAAACAAGTAGCAAAGTTGAATTTCGCACCAGAGTCTTCTGAGTTTAAGATTACATCTATTAATCCGTCAAATATTATTGGCGCAAGAAGGCTGTATACATTCAACGTAAAATATCGTATAATTACTGAATATGTGTGTGAACGTTCAAATGGTTTTGAAGTGCGTGGATCTACTGTGTATGGCATCGATGCCGCTGCAAGTAGAGCTGTTAAGCTTCGCAAACCTGAAGAGTCGTTGACCACATTCCTGACCAAAACTCCTACAGCAATTAATAAGTTTTGGTCAACTCTCACCACAAAGACTATTGACGACGTGAATGGTCGCATTAATAAGGACACTATCATCTTAAGGGCACTTGATAAATGAGTCAATTCTTAACAAAGAGCGAGTTCACAAAACTCGTTGAGAAAAACGTCCTCACACAAAAGAATTCATATATGGATGTTATTCTGGATCTATGTGAAAAGCACGAAATTGATCCAGAGGATGTGAAGAAGTTTCTATCAGCTCCAGTTATTGAAAAGATCGAGGGGGAAGCAATGCTATTAAATCTTATTCCTCGTGGAAATCAATTGGATTTTGATTAAAAATTGCATATATAGTATGTTCGAAAGAACAAATATATGTTAAAATAATACAGTTATACTACAGCAAATATAAGGAAAATATATGTCTTTTGCAAATCTAAAACGTAACCGTGGTTCAATCGATAAACTTGTGGCAGCAGCGGAAGCTACAAGCAGTGGAGGTGGTAACAAATCGTTCAAAGATGAACGTATGTGGAAACCAACACAAGATAAAGCCGGCAATGGTTACGCAGTAATCCGTTTCCTCCCAGCACCAGAAGGACAAGATGTTCCATGGGTACAATATTGGGATCACGGATTTAAAGGCCCAACAGGTAAATGGTATATCGAAAAGTCGCTGACCACAGTCGGTCAAGACGATCCTGTCGGTGAAATGAATAGCAAGCTTTGGAATGCTACAGAAGATCCAAACTCATGGCAGCGTAAACAGGCACGTGAACAAAAGCGTCGTCTTCATTACGTATCAAATGTGTTGGTTGTTTCTGACCCATCCAATCCTGAGAATGAAGGTAAAGTCTTCATGTATCAGTTTGGTTCAAAGATCTATAACAAGATTATGGATGCAATGCAACCTCAGTTTGCTGATGAAGAACCAGTTAACCCATTCGACTTCTGGGGTGGAGCTAACTTTAAAATCAAAATCCGTAAAGTAGAAGGCTGGACCAACTACGATAAATCTGAATTTGATGCACCTTCTGAATTGTCAAGCGATGATGCATACCTTGAAGGCATTTATAACTCACTTCATCCAATTCAAGAGTTTGTTGATCCATCAACATTTAAATCATATGCTGAATTGAAAACTAAGCTTGATAGCGTATTGGGAACTCAGTCTGAAATGTCGATGGCACAACAGTCGCAGATGAACCAAGAAGCACCTGCGCCAATGCCACGTGAGCAAGCTCCTTCATATCCACAATCTATTGAGGAAACAGCATCAGCACCTGCTGACGAAGAGGAAGAAGTTGATACAATGTCATACTTTGCTAAATTGGCAGCTTCATAAGTTTACATGTAACCACGTTACAATGTGATGAAAAGCCGGTAGTCCTAGTGATTGCCGGCTTTTTAACGAGGACCACTAACTCCAAGGGCAAGACCCCCATCAAGTAAATCTACAGTAGCACCTCTTGGCATAACAATACCGGAGTTATTTGTTACTGTCGTACTATTATCGTTCATAGAGACGTTTCCGCCAGCCATTCTATTAATTCCGTCACGGATATCTTTTAGATGCCTTAACATTTCATCTTGTTGCATAAGCTCTGATGTTGATTCTGTTAATGTTCCGCCTGATCTTTTAACACCAGATTCTCCATTAACACCAAGTGCTATTCTTAATTTATTAACACCTTCTGATACCATTTCGATATTTTCTGGTTTAATATTCTTAAGCCCACCACCAAAATCAATCTTATCTTTACCAAAGGCTTTCCAACCTCTCGGATCAAATGGTTCAGGATTATCGCCAGTCAGGTGTGGCCACATCGAAAGAACACCACCTAGGTCCTTTACCATTTTTGATAAATTGGATGATGCTTTTTCGCCACTCAGATTTGATAAGTTTTGAAATGCCATAGCAAAGTCATTAATTGCATCGCCAAACGATCCCATTTTTTCAATGAGAGATTGATCAACAGTTTTTATCGGCTCGAGTGCTCTGATAATTTGAGAGATTGCACCTTTGTCTTCACCTTCGCCGAAGTTGGTTCCAAATATGAAATTTACAGCGCCTTGGATTGCGTCCTTTGCATTTGAGTAGATATTACCAATCTCGCCCAAGCCTTTTGAGCCGAAAAAGGCTGCCATCCCAGCGCCTAGACTTAATAGACCACCGCCAATTTTCTTATTGCTAATTTCAACAAGACGACCAATTGCATCTGGTGTGATTGCTAAGATTGAATCATTAAACATGCGCATAACGGATACAAATCCGTCACCACCAGTTGGTAGCTTATTAATTACATCAACAATCTTACCGCCCGCGGCAAGACCGATAAACAAACCAGAGATACCAGCACCAACGCCGGTCATAATTGCAGCAATACCAAGCGCGCCTCTGACGCCAAGCGCACCACCAGCCAATAGACCAGCAGCCGTTGACACACCAACAATAACAGCAAGAGCTTTTACAGATTTTTCATCTAAAACTCCCATAGAATCATTGAACATACTAAATGCAGATTTTAAACCACTACCATCAGCACCCGCAGTCTTTTGAAGCCATGTTATTCCTGCATCACCAGCAGCAAGACCTGTCATAAATCCAGCGATACCAGCGCCGATGCCTGCCATATTAGCTGCAATATTAGCTGCGGATTTTGGACCTTTACCTACAACAGCCAATCCAGTAGCAGCGCCTAAAATTCCAACCAATGCAGTTGCCGCAGCTGGTGTGAGCGCTCCAATTGAATCAGAGAAGCCAGTTAATATAGACTTCATTCCACCAAAGTCCATACTCATACCTAAAGCGGAAGCCCCTTCGATAAGTTGATCGCCTAGAAGTAAACCGCCTAGGAAGGCAGTGATACCAATACCCATAGCACCTAACGCTATAGCAGCTGATTTGCCGTCACCTTTAATTCCAGCCAGAGCGCTTATTCCCATAAGCGCGCCCATTACGGTTATAGCTTCTGGTTTCATTGACATAATCATGCCAGAGAATCCACCTAATGCAGATTTCATACCATCAAAATTTAGATCACCACCAAGAGCTTTTACGCCGCTAAAGACTAGATCACCAGCTAATAAACCACCGAGGAATGCGCTAATAGCAAATCCCATTGCGCCAAGACCTTTAGCTGCCTTTGTACCACCAACGGCAGAGATACCCATCATACCACCAAGAACCACTAATGCTTTTGGATCCATTTCAAGAATAATATTAGTAAAACCAATTGCAGCCTCTTTGAGTTTGCCGAAATCCATACTAACATCTAACCACTTCATTGCAGCATCACCAGCGATGAGACCACCAAAGAAAGCAGGAAGTGCTAGCCCTAATCCAGCAATCCCCGCCGCTCCGCCAAGCATTTTTCCACCAAGGCCACCTAACATACCACCTAATAAACCGCCAGAATTACCACCTGCTGCTGACGGCGCAGCAGATCTTATATTGCCCGCGGAAGCTCCAGAACCTTTATTATTTAAAAACTTTAATCGGGCCTTTTCATCTCGTTCAGCAGATGCAGTAATTTTATCGGCAATGCTTTGCATAACCGATTTAGTTTCTCGCTGCTCATCAACCATACTAATTAATGTATTGTTGATCTCTGTTAGGGTAATAGCCATGCGTTATCCTTGTTGCATCTGCTGTTTCTGTAGTTTCATATCCTCAATTAACATAGCAAGGTAGATTTCCCTCTCCCACGGAATCATCATATCCAGATCACTTAAAGAATAATGATGTTTTTCCATTAACTGGTAGTTGGACTGGTAATAATTCATTAGGGTCTCATGAGAAAGGTTTATTAAAAAAAATCTTGAATTCCTTGTAGTGTGTAATTATTTTCATGCTTACACTTTTCACATTTAAATTCAACATCCTTTGATAGTTTAGGTAAATCCTCAACAAAGGCCATAATCTTTTTAAACTGATCACTATTCAAATTATCAATAAACTGTGTTTTTTCTTCATCTGTTTCGTCATCAAACGTAATCGATTCATCTTCAGTAAGAAGTTTATCTAAACTTGCCATAGCCAAATCTAAAATAAGACCTGTTGCCGTGACCTTTTCTTCTTTTTGAAGAGATTCTAACATATGATTATATCTTGGGTATCTAAGCTTTAGTGTATATTTGTCGTTTAAAACAACATCTTCAATCTTATGTACTTCTGGTGCCGGAATCTCTTCTAGATTAACAGATACTTCGTTATCTGCTTTACACTCCTTACAGGATAGAATAATATTAGCTGATTCACCAGCAGATTTTGATCTAATTTTAGTAAAGATATATTCAACATCAAATGTTGTTAAAGAATTTGGATTAATATCTTCTTCTAAACATGATGAAATAGTATCAACCATTGCCTTGAGAATTAACTCTTGGTCTTGTGATTCCATAGCCATCAAAAGGATTTTTTGTTCTTTCACATAAAATGGTCTATAGAAAACTTCCCTTTTCATAGAGGGAATAGTTACTTTATATTTTGGTGATTCATTAATTTTAGGCAGTGCCATAGTGTAAGTGCTCCAATTATTTAATTCGCTTCCAATTTTGATATGAGAGATCAATGGAAATTTCTACTGTAGTATCGGTTGATGCATCTGCAAGATCAATTCCATTCATAGTGACTGGAAATGCATTTTCAAGTTCAACGCCATATATGGCATTTGCGGTTGTCGATAGTTCAATATCGACATTAAAATCAAGGCCAAAAAGACTAAAGTTACGATCAAAAACTTGAAAACTTTGGCCTTTTTTTAACTGATATATGTTCACGTTATACTTATATCTATCAGCATATGAAATCTGTTGTGTTCTTTGGTCAATAATAAGATTCTGCCAAAGGTCAAAATACTCTTTCGTTTTGTAATCATTTAAAACATGGAAGGATAATCCTATATCACCGACGGCGTATCCATATCCGATCTTTTGCTGCATGATACCAATTTGGCGGTCATGTGTAAGAATTTGTCTACCAGGAAGTCTTGCTACCCTACAAAGTGTATTTCTTTCCCGGCCTGTCAGAGAACTTCCAGGAATAGCGGGTAGCTGAACCAAGTATTGATTAGCTAAGGCTAATCCGCCTCCTGCACTTACGAAAGATTTTAATTCTTCGATACTAGCCATTCATTATGCTCCTAGAGTCTTTCCAAACTTGGGTCTTGGACGCTTTTTGGAAGTCTGCGGTTGGTAAGAACGTTGCAATTTCCCACTCTGGGGCTTCAACCAAAGCGAGTCTTGAACGAAGATGTTTTGAGAGATAATGTTTTACACATGGTTTGAAATATTTCATCTTTGCTGCTTTTTGTAGCATTTCATATGATAATTCAAACTTAGTAGTCTCATCGTATCTTTTATTATTTGTGATATTCATTAGCTCATCGAGGAATTTTGCTCTTAAGGCTAATGGAAGATAATGTAAGTTTAAACCTAAGAATCCGCCCTTGGCTGGACCTATCACGATTACAAGTGGAAAAGAGTCATAATATGGTAAGGTATCTTTATGTTTTGGATCATAGAAAAACATATACATGTTTCCTACACCATGACGGTTTCTTAACTTGATGGGTTCTTCTTTCATCAAACTATTACGGTCGACTTTGCCCATACCACCGGCTTTTTTACGAAACCAGTCACGGGACTCTTTTGTTCGCAAAGTTAGGCCCTTGCGAAATGCTTCAATTTCTAATTTATTAAATAAATTGCTCATGTATAATACCTGTTGTTCATAAGCATATTTATGTCTTTTTCTTAGGCTTTTTATATGGCTTCAACGGTTTTGTTGACTTAGGTTTAATACCCATTTCGTGTAGCGTGTCTTCTGTCCAGATTTGAAATCCCCAACCACGATCAGCTGCATAGTTTTGTGCCGCTGCCCATTTATTCATATTCTTTACATATGTCAAGCCTTCAGTGATATAGCGCTTTGTCTTTTTACCATTGAATGCCGGAGGTTTGGTTTCTTTATCTGGTTTAATTTCTACTAATACCGTTCTTCCATTTTTATATGTTATTTTTAAATCCATAAAATACCGATGATATTTTTTGTCTACCTCATACAGGTATGGTATAACAACTTCCTCGCTTGACCAGGATATTACTTCTGGTGCATCGTCACACCATTTAAAGCAATATTTTTCCCAAAGGGATCTATAAACGACTTGGGTAGGATCCCCAGAATATTTTTTAGGGTTTCTTACGGTATATTTTCCAGAATAGGCCATCATTTTCCGCATAAATAGTAATAAGAATTCCTAATATTTATAAGGTTTACAATGAAATATCCACTAAGCGATACAGAGCAATACAAAGGCAAGATCATATTCGCGCCTGTTCAGGAGAACTACATTGATGTGCCGAAAACTGCAACATCTACTGTATCAGAGGCGTCGAATGCTTTAAGCCAGTTTACCTCTGCCGCAACATCAACCGGATCCTTATCCGATACATTTGGAAGTGGAAACTCATTCACGCAAGCCCCACCTAAGAAACAAGTGAGTAGGCTAGCGCCTTCCGGGCCAGTTACACTATATCTTCCTCAAGCAATTAACGTAGCAGATCAGGTAAGTTATGGTGAGCGAATCGACTTAGGTACGATTGGTGCTGTTGGTGCCGCAGCATTAAAATCTGGCAAAAGCTTGCTTGGAAGTGTATACGATGCTGGCTCAGAAACGGGCAAAAGCATGATGGACTTTATTACAAATCCATCAGGAATGCGAAGTGAGCTGGCATCACTGGCTGCAGTCAGACTTGCTCCAGGTGGGGTTGCTTCTGGCGCAGCAAAATCTGTATTAGGTGTAACTGTTAATCCGAATACAAAAGCGCTGTTCCGCGGCGTTGAGCTAAGAACATTTACATTTACATTTAAAATGATTGCATCTTCAGAGGCAGAGGCACAGTCAATTGAAGATATTGTTAAAGCATTCAGAACAGAGCTATATCCCGAAACAATTAATGCAGATCCAGAATTTTTTAATGTGCCTATTGGTTATCACTTCCCGAATAAGTATAGAATTACAATGATGTATAATGGTGAAGTTCTTCCTATTAGATTTTTGGATTCAAACCTTCTCTCAGTTCAAACAACCTATAACCCATCAAGTATGGGCTGGCACTATAATGGTAAACCTTCAGAAGTTGATTTGACCTTAGCATTCGGCGAACCAAGAACACTATCGAAACAAGATATCGCGGATGGTTACTAATGTATTTCAGCAATTTTACAAAAACACCATATAAATTTGGTGACGAGACATACAGCACTCAATTTCAGAATATTCTTACGTATGTTGATATTATTGATGATATCAAAGACAACCTAGATTTCTATGAGATTTACACTATTCAGAATGAGAGACCGGATCAGCTTTCATATAAATTGTATAATACCGCAGAATTTTATTGGACATTCTTTTTAATGAATGATCACATCAGACGTCAAGGCTGGCCAATGGTTGGCCAACAAATTGAAGCAAGAGCAAAAGAGGTTTTTTCTGGTACCACTATTACGACAAAAGATCCACTCCAAAATGTTTTTGCGCTTGGTGAAACTGTGATTGGTGTTACAAGTGCTGTAACAGGAATAGTATCACGAAGAAACGCAGACTTAGGTCAAGTTATCGTTAGGGGGACAAAGGCATTTAGAACGGGTGAACTTCTAGAAGATCAGAATGGTAATCGTATTTTAATTCATTCTGTTTCAGAGGAATACAACTCAGCGAAAATGTATGTCGATGGTGACAGACTTTATGCTGATATTGATCCGTCAGTTGGGCCTGGTGCGTTAATCACTGAAATAACATACATGGACTTTTATAAAGAAGAAAATGACAAACTAAAAGAAATTCGAGTAATCAAGCCGACGGCAATTAATTCTGTTGTGTCTGCATTTAAAGAAGCGGTGCGTAACGCATAATGTCTGAAGATAGATTAATCATAGAAAAAGCAATTATTAGCGATCCTGAAAAATTGCTAGTATTCGAGATTGAAAATATCATTACTGATATTGAAATTTTTGAACATATAGACAAACCGTATTTAACCGGGCTTGTTAGCTTTCTCGACACTGCAGGAATATATGATAAGATTAAGTTTAGAGGTGTTGAATCCTTCTATCTTGCATTAAGATACCCAGAAGACGAAACAGCAACAGTCAACAGGAACTTTATCATTAGTGGTATCGTCGATGCTGCAAAGAACAATGATAAAAGTGAATTAATTACATTTCAGATGGTTGAAGAAAGCGCTTTCATATCAACATTCCTGAATGTAAATAAAGCATATGAAGGATCTGGTCGTGAGATTATCGAAAAGATTTTCCTCGATCACTTTGATGAATATTCTCTGAGCGACGCAGATGAAACTGAGCAAGAAGCAACGCTTAAAGTTGTGGTTCCAAATATGACTCCAATGGAAGCTTGCAATTGGATTAAAGATAGAACGACTGACTTTTTTGGTTCGCCCTTTTACTTATTTTCTACCCTTGGTAACTATAACAAAGTTCATTTTCTTTCCTTATCAAAAATGCTTAATCAATCTGGTGGTAATACAGAATACGTTTACAGCCAAAATGCAACAGGCACTCAGAATAGAGAAGCTAAAAAATATATCATTCAAAACTATCAGACACAAGCAGCGCCGAATATTAGTAAGATCATTTCAAAAGGTCTCGTAGGCGCAGAGTATAGTTTCTGGGATACTACAAATGCTAATCCCAAACCGATGATATATGATGTTATTAATCAGTTTGCTCTTACATCTAATCTAGAGCCCGAGTCATTTGTTTTTAATACAAACTATGCATATAAAAATCAGAAGTTAAATAGGATCAAATCCAGAAAAATATATAATATTGCATCATCATATTCATATAAAAACCATCAGTCTTTTCGAGAGCCTGGTTCTTGGAATAATAACGTGAATGCAAGAGCATTGCGTCACATTATCACAAGTAATGCTATAGATATATCTGTACCTGGAAGAAATTTTCTTGTTGCAGATTCAAATAAAACTCTAGGCAATATTATTAGATTGAGATTTTTGAATAACGATATTGGCGATGATGGAACAGATATAAGTCAATCGACTGACCAAATGAAGTCAGGCAAGCATCTGATTTATGCAGCAAGGCATATTATCAGAAAAGAGAGATATGATGTTACATTTAGTTGCGTTAAGTTAGAGAACACAAAATGAGTTTAAAAACGGTAAATGACGGATATTACGGCGATGAAACTCGTTGGTTTGTTGGGGTTGTACAAAGCACTAATGATCCACTCACACAAGGGCGAGTAAGGGTCAGAATTTTTGGTGTTCACTCTGCAAATATAAAAGACATTCCAGATGAGGCCTTACCTTGGGCACAAGTGGTTGCACCTATAACACATGGAGGAACTTCAGGTCTTAATGGAACTCCAGTCGGCATCAAACAATATGCTCAAGTATTTGGTATATTTCTTGATGGTAAACATTCTCAGCTTCCTCTCGTACTGGGATCTATTCCAAAGGTGGAAGGCCCCAATCCTTCAGTGTCGGGTGGACGTGGGCTTAATAATCCTGTTCCTGGTATGGTACAACCAGTGTCAAATGGTAAAGTACATTACAGCGGAACAAGGCCCGCGACTCAATATAACTTTGAGGGAGGATCAAATGTTGAAAAAGTTTATAACCTATTAGAAGAAGCTTTTAGAACAGATTTTAAATATTCAAACTCAAAGGAACTTGCTGCAGGATTTGTTGGCAACTTTATGACAGAATCTGGTCCTAAAATAAATCCTATGGCATATAATAAAAAGGGTGGCGGTACAGGTGCTCATGGTATTGCACAATGGCGCAGGGAAAGATATGACAATCTTTTGGCTTTTGCCGCGGCTGAAAGGGCAGAACTTTTTACAGACGAGGGAGGATATAAAATGCCTGATCTTAGAATGCAGGCAGCATTTGTCGTTCACGAACTAAAAAGCGATGTAGGGGGGCTCAGATTATCTAAATGGGGGCCCGAGGCAACAACGGCGAGACACGCGGCAGATAGGGTTGAAGCTTACTATGAAGTTAGTGAATTCTCGGTTGCAATGTGGAAAGGCGATCAGAGGTGGCAAAAGGCGCCGTTTTCTGTTAGGGTAAATAGTGGTCGCGATGATGTTGGCCACTATGGAAGAAGACTAGCATATGCAGCTGATGCTTTTAATTCATTTGCACACAAAGTATCATCTGCTCCTGTTTCGCCACCATCAAATGCACAATAAGGTTAAATAATGTCAACATTCTTTAAAGGTCAACTAAAGAGTCAGTTAGGCGGTATCAAAGCGCAAATCAATACACCAGATATCCTTTCTGGTTTAGATGAAGCTCAGCGTGGATTTGCGTCTCTTAATACAAGTGTTGTTGGTAGTGTTGTTGGTCAAGTCAATAATGGCGTCAAGTCATTAAGCTCAATCACTGGGGATTTTCCTATTGCTGATGTTTCGACTAAGCTTAAGATCGAACTCAAGAACGCTACGACTGTTCCACAAAATCTGCAAAGTGCAATGGGCAATCTTCAAAACGCTCCCGCAGAGTTAACAGAAAGTTTGTCTGGAGTTGGGGATAAAGTCAAAAAAGAACTTAGCAGCTCTGAAAACGATATCGCAAATTCATTGACAGGAACTACTGTGGCACCTACATTTAATAACATATGCGTTGCATTACCAACAGCGGCAGGAATTGCAGCTGGTATGGCAGCATTGTCTCCCGAAATTACGTCTAACGATATAAAAGGAACTATTGAATCGGCGGTGAGTGATTTTAATCCAGCACTCAAAGCAGAGTTACCGCAGATTGACGATTTCTTGTCAGGATCAATTAATCTTAAAATCGATGCTGATTTATCAAAACTTACTGATGGTATTACATCTGGTATTGGTAACGTTCTCGGTAGTATTACTGGTTTGCCTATACTTGACACACTTCACAAAATGAATAACTCAGTATCACAGATTTCAACAGGATTTAATCTGCCGGCGAATTCATTTTCTAAAAATGTAGCTGCAGACGTTCTCACAGCATTTTCTAATAATGATTTCACTGGTGCTTTTGACGCAATAAAGGATCAAGCGATAGGATTAACTTTTAGTGAAATCGAAGATAAACTTGGCGGATTTCAAAATGCTCTTGGCAGCGTTGCATCAATGTTGAATTCGTCGCCAACGGCTAACGGCGCAATCGTATCTACAAATCCAATTTCAACAATGGGTAATACGACAGTGCCGGAAACAACAATCAACAGCCTTGAAGAGTTTACTGTTGAACTCGCAAGTAACTCACGTGCTGTTGATAAAGTTGTATTTTACTGGACGGCCGCGACGCTGAATCCTGATTATAGACTTAAGGATAGATTAGATTACAAAGAAGGTCTTGGTTATCCGCGTGACCCAGAATGGCACTATTATATTTGGGGTGATGGAACTATCGAACGTGGTATTCCTATCGGTAAACCTGGACCAGATCCTGACATAACGTCACCCAATAGTATTGATATTATCGTTGCTGGTGGTTCATTCGACGATGGTGTAACATATACACAAGATGCCGTCACACCTCAAACAAAAGAATCAACAAAGAGACTTATCGCAACGATATATAACGTATATCCTGGAATAAAAATGATTAATGCAGCTGAATATCCTGATTATGAGGGATGGGAAGAAGCCAATCTGCTCGCACCTGGTTTTGATCTTGATACATTCATTGAAAACAAATTGGGTAAAAGTAACGTTAAACAACCTGTAATACAAAAACCCGCAACTAATAAAGACCTTGGTCTACCTACTGGCGGAGGCGTTAAATATGGTAATAAAAATGCAGGAAATCCACGGCCTTTAAATATTCAACCCCAACTAATGGCAATACTCGAAGGTGCTCATAGAGCAACTGGATTTACGATGGTTATTACAAGTGGTGGACAGTTGCCTGGACAGGGAACAGGTTCTGTTAGACATAATTATGGTTGGGCTGCAGATTTACGAGTTTTTGATGCAAACGGCAACAGAGTAAACTTTGGGGTTAATAATCCCCCACCGGACGTTTTAAACTTTGCTAGATATTTGGCAAGCCAAGGTATTACTGGAATGGGCGCTGGTCCTACATATATGGGGGGAAATCTACACGTTGATATGGCGTGGGGAAGAAATCCGGGAACAAGCTCTTCCAGAAGATGGGCTGACGCCAAAAAAGGCGGAACAGATAGAGCAGCGCAGTGGCTAAAAGATGTAATGAGATATAGAGACAACACATGAGCAATAGAATTGATAATTTAGATCCCCGTAATGCCGGTTCAGGAAATTTAGCTGCTAAATATCCTAAAGAGTCCTATGAAAATGCATCATCTTTAAATCACTCTGCAAAGCAAAGTGTTTCTATAAATGAGTTAAATATTCCAGGAACTGTTGCAGGAGTAGACTTAAGCAAATATCGTGGCGGTATTCAATCTGAATATCCGCTTAACCAGGTTATTGAAACTGAGAGTGGTCACGTCATTGAATATAATGACAGCACAACAACTCCTAGAATTCTAATTAAACATGCTGATGGTTCTGGCGTTGATATGCGTCCAGACGGTAGCATCATTGTCGTTGCACAAGGTGACGGATTAGTAGAAGTTGTCACAGGTGGCCATAAAATGGTTATCACTGGTGATGGGCAACTTAATTACTCTGGTAATCTCACGTTGAATGTCGGCGGTGATTTTAATGTGAACGTTGGTGGTTCGTATAACGTCCAAGCAAAAGACGAAACAAAAACAATCAAAGGTCCGTCAAGAGACTTGTATTACGGAAGCAAATACACATCAATTGTTGGTAGCAGACAAGACACATATACTGGAAGCTATACAAATACTACAATGGGAAGTATTACGCAGTTCGCAAAAGTAGATTACAAACTAGCAGTTGGTGGTAGTGCTACTGTTGCAGCAAAGGGCGCAATTGCAACTACATCTGAAGCACAGATTGTTCAATCTGCTCCCGACATTAATATCGCTGCAGAAAGCATTTCAGTGTTTGGCTCCTCAGGTAACATCGGCGGTGAAAATGTTATTATGCATAGTTATAACTCATATGTTGGGCACAGCTTATGGGCTGGGGAAACTGTTAATACGAAAACAGTTACTGGTACACAATCAGTGAATGCTGTTACGTTGAGTGGATATTTCGTAGGAGATCTTGAGGGAACTGCCCAAACATCTGCTGGCTCATCTTCATTCACTTCGCAAGGTCATTCCGCTGATGCATCATTTGATACAACAGGTCAAACAGCAAAAGCAACAACTGCCGTTATGACTGAATATCTGACAAAGGGCGCATACGGCATTAAGAAGGTTACAATTGATAAGGGCGATCATCTTAAAAATGCATTTGATAAATCAGCTGATACTGGATACGTTTCCAGAGAAACTTTGACAACACAAGAAGTTCGTGCGAGAAAAAGAGATACTGGCCACCACACAAATCAGAAGTTTAATAATTATCAGGTATCTACTGGTAATATGAACCCTAAACATTCTGATACAGTTCCGGCCGAAGTTATCGAAACACGTGATCCTAAACAGCTTACAGTGACACCAAGAACAACAGTTTCAAGTTCGAGTGACCCAAAAGCAAGAGTCATTGCATCAGTTAATACACAAACTGCTATTGTTCCAGACACACAATATGATCCAAATGGCGTTCTAAATGTTACTTCAAGCACATTGCTTGCGGCAGGCATTTCATTAAGTCAGTTCTTATATGGCAAAGGCGATCCAGGAAAGCTTGATCCTTCTAAAACATTGAATGAAAAAATTCAGATGCTTAGAAATCTATATCCACAAGCAGAGTTTGTAAGCAGAATTCGAAAAGATAAAGAAGAGTTTAAGGGATATAACCTTGAAATCGTCGAAGGCGTCTATATGAAAAATGACGTTGAGGTTTTAACAGCAGGAAGCGTTCTTGATTTAAGAACAAAAGGACGAGCAGTTGTATACGAACTAACTGGGCTAGATGGTGTTGTTGATACTGATAAAACATTTGAACTTGCAACTTGGATTGTAAAAAATATCAAGTTTGAAAAAATGATTCTTGACTATGATACGTATGATCCATCTGGCGATTTAAATGTTCAGATTGTTCTTATTATGCCTTCTATACCAAAAGACTGGAAAGCAACTTATGATATGACTGTTGAAACAGTATTTAATGGTAAGGTTCAAGGTAAAGAGATTATGATGCTTGCAACTGAACCTAAAAATGAGCCATCGGCAGAAGAATCAGTTGAGGAAACTGGAGAAAACGAAAGTGATGACGGTCAAGAACCTGATGAAGAAGCAGGCAATGCATATCCGTTTATTCACCCAGAAGATCAGACCGAGCAGGGCCCAATTCACACATTTAATACTGGTGATTCTAGGGTTGATTACAAAGGTAAATTCAAAAGGCCATTCAACCTACCAGCCAAGGAAGGCGATTATGTTATCACAAGAACCAATGACGATAACGGCGAGATCTTCATCTATGTGTGGCAGGACACTGATAAGTTCTGGTTCCCGTTCACGATTCCTAGCTTTAAAGCTGATGGCGGCGAAGTTCCATTTGAAAACCTAAACTTTATTAAGAGATACCCATCTTAAAACTATATAAATACTTCAAAGGTTAGGAAGTAACATGGCTAGAAAATATTTCTCAATAGAGGATGGTGATCTACAAACTAGAAGTCTCGTTACTTCTAGAAATAGACTATATTCAGATATTGATTTAACATTTGCTAAAAAAGCATCTGGTGACGTATATAAGAAAAATGATGCAGCTGCAGTAAAGCAAGCGATTAAAAACTTGTTGCTTACAGACTTGGGTGAAAAGCCATTTAATCCATACTTTGGTGGTGGCTTAAATGCACTACTTTTTGAATTAGCTGATGATGAAAGTAATGTTCTGATCGCTGATCAAGTTGCATTTGCATTAGAAAACTTTGAACCAAGAGCTAAACTGATTTCGGTTTCGCCCAATGTTCAACCAGACAGAAACACAGCAAGAGTCCAGATCGTATTCCGAATTATAAATACGTCCGAGGAAGTGACTTTTGAAACAACAATTACAAGGCTAAGATAATATGGCAGTTAGTATTAAATCAACAGACCTTGATTTTAATAGAATCAAAGAGCAACTAAAAACACACTTTCTTGCCAGTGATGAATTTGCTGACTACGACTTTGAGGCTTCTGGTCTATCGAATATCCTTGACGTTCTAGCATATAACACTCACTATAATGGTTTGATTGCAAACTTTGCATTAAATGAGTCATTTCTTACTACAGCCCAACTGAGAAGTTCCGTTCTTGCTATTTCAGAATCACTGGGTTATATTCCTAGGTCGAAAACTGCAGCATATGCAACGGTAGGTTTATCAGTAAGTATCACAAATCCGAGCAGACCAGGAACATTAACATTGCCGGCCGGTTCACAATTTACTTCGACTGTTGAAGATGTATCATATATTTTCCAAACAATCGAAGATCATATTGCGGTTGACAATGGATCTGGCTTTTATCAATTTTTAACTTCTAGTGGATCTCCCACGATTTATATCTATGAAGGTACATTTAGAACTAAAAC